CATGCCCAGGTTGATCGTCTTGGCCTGCTTACGCGGTATGTTTGCCATTTCAGCTACCATCGTATGAAAGTCAGTGTCCGGGTCTTCGTTATATGCAGATACAAACTCAGCCGCTCCTTCCACGGGCAAGTTGCGGGTCTGACCATAAACATGAGCGTAATGGTTCAAGATCCGTGGTTCCTGCTGCGAGAAGTCAATCGCCGCCCATTGCTCACCCTCTTCAGGTAAAAACAACGACCGGATCATGGGACCTAACTCTGGATCGCGGGCCGGGATCTGTTGGAGGTTGGGGTTAGACATTGAGAAGCGGCCAGAGATTGTGCCACCATCGTCCGACCGGATCTGATTGATATGAGCGTGTATTCTGCCGTCACTGTGGCAGTGCTTCATAATGCTATTGATAAAGGTGCCCGATGTTTTGTTCAGGTTCCGCGCCTCGACTACTAGCTTGGCTAGAGGATGGTCATGCTCTTGCAGGAACAGTTTCGTGAACGACGGGGCGCCCTTTTCAGTCTTTGGGTAAGCTACCCCGACTTCATCAAAAGCTTTGGCTAAAGATTGCGCCGCCCATATCTCTACGTCGGCTCCAGCGACATGCTTAATCTGCTTTAGAACTTCTTTCTCGCGCTTGAGCAAACTGTCCCTGGTGCGCTCTACCCTATTAGTGTCTACCCGGACGCCTCTCATTGTCATGTCTACCAGACAAGGCAACAGGTCTAACTCTAGGTTTGCGATAGGCCACAACTCTTCTTTGCCCACCTGAACAGAGAAATAGTTCCAAAGCTCTAGCGTAAGTTCGGCGTCGGCCTCTGCATAGGGGCCAACGTGCATGGCTGGCATTTTCCACATCTCGCCTTTGGGGTCGATCCCAAACTCTCTAGCGGCTTCGACCAAAGCTTTCTCTGACTTAGTTTTGTTGAGCAGATCATACGACAAGGCGTTCAGGCTGTAGCTAAACCGGTTTTCATCAAGCAAAGACGCAATCACCATCGTGTCGATAATCCGGCCATTTACCTGGAAGCCCGAAGCTCTGATCCATCCCAGGTCATACTGAGCGTTATGCATGATCTTGTCGGCAGGGCACTCAAAGACTTTCTTGAGCCAGCGGTTGACGATCTTCTCGTCTAGGTTCCCACCTCCGAAATGTTTGACCGGCAGATAGCCTGACCAATCATCTACCGCGATGGCATACCCTACGATGTATCCATCTTTAGTGGGCCAGCCGGGACCGTTCTGTTTTAAGTTTGAGTCTTTGGTCTCTACGTCGATTGCAATTTTCTTAGCCGAAGTAAGGTCCGGTAACTCGATGGGCGGAACCCACTCACTCTTTGGCGCAAACATCGCCATTTGTAGGTTAGCCATACTAATCTTTCTCTTCTGTTTCCCGATAGACAAACTCTCCACCGAGCGCAGAGTAGCCGACCTTATCGACCCAAGAATCATACTTATCTATCGAGGTAAGCAGCCTGCTTGTTTTCACCCAGTCCATCATAAGTGCTACGTGAGCCGAGGTCAGTTTGCCGTGTGTCTTGATAGCTTCTCTAACGATAACGTTCCAACCTTCAGATATTCGAACGTGGTTATCCAGCGCATCTCCATAATCTGCGGCTCGATCCCCGTTGATAAGATCCTTAGCCGTTTCGATAATATCATTGCGCTTGCTCATAAGTCATAACTCCTTGAGGTGTCTTCTGCATCTACGATGTATAGGTTTTGTTTGGCTCTCGTTACGCCAACGTAGAACACACGATGCATGTCATCTGGGTTGATCCGCATTTCTTCATCTGCTGCCGGGCTAAGGTCCGTGAACAGCACGACGTTATCCGCCTCGCCTCCTTTTGATCCGTGGATCGTGGACGCTGTAATGCGAGGGATGCCGTTGAACTTCTCGCCGCGCCGCAGCAAGGCGGTGATGTATGCCCGGTCTGTCTCAGGTAGTTTGTCTAGGGCTTCTGACCAAATCATATCAGGATTGGCTAATAGGCCGTGGTTGTCGGCCAGCTCTTGCATGTTAACCATGTCTTGATCTTCGACGCCGGGTAGTTTCTTAAAGCCTCGTTTGAGGCGATTGCCAATGGACATAAAACCGTAAATCTTACGGGCCGTGTCACCGGAGATTTCTTTTCCTTTTCGCAACTGTTCCCAGCCATTTACTGCCTCTGATATTTTCTCACTTATGGATCTATGGCCTCGGTATGTGAAAAGATAACCGTTTGATTTCAAGTCGTTAGCTACCGGTTGGAGCTGGTAGCCGGCCTGCGATAGGATGAGCCAAGAGCCGTGGGTCATGTCCACTGCATTGATTGTCGTGATCCTTGATACTCTGCCGGGCTCTTTGCGGGGCTCATACTTCTTTGGGAACCTTCGAGCTATGCGACGGACAACTCCTTCGGCAATCCGGTGGACCTCACTTGGGACGCGATACGACTGCGAGAGTGTTTCGCTACCGCCAGGTAAGTTAATGAAGTGGTCAACATTTGCACCGGCCCAGCGATAAATCGCCTGGTCATCGTCCCCAGCGCAATACATACGCTTGGAGTGCCGGTCTAAAAGATGAGCAATGTCCCACTGTAGATTACTTAAGTCCTGCGCCTCATCGAGGAAGCACAGGTCAAACTCAGGGCAAAACCTATCGCCCTGATCGACAAACACTTGGAGCATATCAGTAAAGTCGTAGAGCCCCATGTTTTGTTTGTAGTCGCGCAAACATTTATCAACGTAGTGAACAGTGTTCCAGTCTTGGTCTATGTTGCTAAGGTTGTATTGATCCCGCAAGGATACCTTACGCAGCCGAGCTAGGTTAATCAGGCCAAGGATCGGATCGCTTGACGATACCATTGAGGGAACGTCTTCGTCAAAGCTTGTGTTTTTTGCGCCACCCAGGGCCACGCCAATCGCCTGACTTAGCTCCTTATAGTTCTGCTCCTGCATAACCTGTTCTGTCCGGATGTCTGTCGTCGTAAGAGCCAAGGAGTGTAGAGTGCGGAAGAACATAAGATCGTTCCGTGGGTCCAGTCTAAACCTTTCAGCGGCGCGCTCTTTTGCTTCCGTTGCAGCCTTTCGAGTAAAGGCCAAGAAAGCAATCCGCTGCGGGGGAACGCCCTGTTCCAAGGCATTGTCTACCATGTTCAACAGGGTTGTTGTCTTACCCGTGCCAGGAGGGCCGAATATGCGAAACATTATTCAGCCTCAAGCTTACGAACTATTTGACGGATACGCTCTCTGCTCAAACCCATGCGCTTACCGATGGCAGTCATGGTCATGCGCTTGACCTTATACATATGGAAGATCTGAAGGTTGCGCGTTGTGTATTCTGCCTTGGTCAAAACGGTGCCTCCTCTGCTCCAAACTTAGGCGGTCTGATGTCCATGTCCGCTACGTCAAACGCTGGTATTTTCCAAACACGAACTGCACGTCCTTTGATTTTTAACACCACACTCTCACCGCTTATATCACGAAGGCGCTGAGCAATTTTATGAGATTTGTATTCAAAGAATTTGTTCTTACGCAAAAATGCCTCGAAGTCTTTCAGGCGGAAATATGTCCACCCCTCGTCTTCGTCGGTCCAAGGGCGGCGGAGTACGATTTCTTCTTTGTCCTGCGCTTGCTGTAGATGACGGCAGAACTCTTCAAGATAGTCATAGAACTGGCCACTGATACTAGCGTCTTGTGCCACCTCAATGATTGCACTCTCATTGTCACGCATTTCAGTAAGCAAGGTCCCTATCCGGCTCTCCCACTGGTTCTTTGCTACCGAACGGGGCATAAAGTTTAGCTGCTCCATGCACGAGCGTTGAAAAGTCATTTGGTTCATTAGCGCTTCGGTGTCTAACTCCAGGGGCTCCCCGTTAACGTCCATGAACCATACCGGAGGTGTAGAGTTATACTTACGCAAGTTTGCGATAGTAGCGCCGGCAACGGCAGCTCCGATACCAAACTTTCTTGTCCGGCATAGTTCCTTATTGCAGTGCGAGTTGATTGGAGAGTCGCTACACTTGTAGGCGTAGTCCTTACGCTGCAACTGTTTGGCTACGATGTTTACCTCGGGAAGGGGCAGGGGAGGGGACAAGTATTCCATGTTATACTTTAGGATCTCCGACTCCCAGCTATCCGGAAAAGCTTTGCGTAAGTAGACACCAATATTGAATAGGCCGTTATTTCGACCGCCTTCGCTAATCAAGTTCTTACATAGGATCTGCAAGCAGGGCGGCGCGTCTTTCAAAAGCTCTGTCTCGCCGTTACCGACTACTTGTAGTTTGACCACCTCTTCGGGGGTCTGAGCATGTTTATCGTATAGCTCAAAAAATTCTTCTAGTGTTGCGGACGTTCCATCATCGAGGAACGCATAGCGCAGACCGTTCTCGTGGTCATAATAAGGCATGTTCAAGAAGTTGCCTACGTCACCACGGTCTAGGTGTAACTTCACCTGTTTGGGGAATATCTCACTCTCGCCATAGCCGAGGGCCGCAGACATATGTTGAAGAGCCTTCTGCATGTCTCGCGCTTCAACCCAGTCTTTCGAGAATAGAAAGCAGTGTGCGCCTCCACTCTTGGATCGACACACAACCAGGGGCAGTTTCATGCGCCGGATCTTTTCAATCAGGAGTTTGTGGTCCAGCGGGTATTGGTCGATGTCGACACAACCCCACTTACACATGCTGTCTTCGTTAATCGGTATTATACCGAGTCCCGTGCCATTGCCTGCTAAATGGTTTTCCCAAAGTTTCGCGGTCCGTGGTTCGCGCACGATCCCCGCCTTACCCTTGGCTTTGCCATTGGCTCCGGTCTTTTCTATCTTAAAGTAGCCATAAGCTTCTTTGAGACCATCAAATATAGATGCAAATTTTTCTAATGACATTGTTGCCCCCCTACGGAAAGAAACGCCGGGACTGAAATTAGCCCCGGCGTAAGACGATTAAAACGGCACGTCGCCGCTTGTTGGTGCATCGTCATCCGTATGTTTAACAACAACGTCACCGGCAGTGATACTGTCGGCAAATTGCTTCGCACGGCTGTACAAAGCTGCGTCGCTGATTGGGCCCTCAAGGCCCATCTCCCATCCATGCCACGAGCCTTTAGAGTTTTCCTCTTGGATCGTTTTCAGGTGATAGATGTGTGAGAAGCGGGGCGGTGTAAACGGCCCGTTCTTCCCTTGCATTTGACGGGACGCCATCATGCTGTTCCATTTCCGCGACTTCTTAAGCTGCGTAGACTTCATTGCAATCAGAGCTGTCTCTGCCGAGCCGTCCTCGTTGAGGACAACTACAAAATGCTGGTGCGTCTCTTCGATGTAGTCGCCATCGCCGCCAACAACGTATTCTTTGTTGTCGTCGGGAGAGCGCTCCGTCTTAGGACGCTGATCTTGTGGTTCGTATATTGCCACGGGCGCACCGCTTCCGCTGCCACGCGGAGCCCACTGGATAAACCGACGTTGGTAAGCACAAGGAACGACGCGAACGCCAGACTTACCTTTGATGACGGCACCAGTTACGGTGTTGTAAATATCGCCCTTACGAGCCACTTCGTTTTCATCCAATACAGGATCATTACCTGACAGAACTTTTAGGAAGGGAAGAGCCATGTCCTCCTGTCCCATGTTCTCCATGCCACGGCCTGCATCGGCTTCAAACATTGACGGATCAAACGCCGCCACTTCGGCGTTCTTCTTTGTTGCTACTTCTTTGCTATCGGCCATTATTTTTTTCCTTTCTTAATAACTGCACGTTGTCCAACCCACGCTCCAAAAAGCTCCATAGGAAACTCGTCGCCTTCCTCGACGCGCTATTTGACAAAGGCACGTAAGGTCTGCGGGGGAAGGTCTGTCTTTTGCTCTGGACAGTAACCATGTTGATGAGAAAAGGCAGCGAAGGAACTAGCTTGATCGTCTTCGCCACGACCAAACTGACACAAGACAGTATTCTTGATAATGTCATCGTATCCGTGGTCACGAAGCCAATCATAAGCTTGTGGTCGGTTTTGTACGAGGATAGACGCCCCATACGTTTGCTTGACCTCGATCTGGGAACCATCATCAAGGCTAAAGGAAGATATGCCCATCTCCGCAAGCATTGCAGGCATATCCTCATCCGTGAGCTTTAGAAGCGCCTTCTTCTCAGCTTTGAGTTCGTCCTCTAAACTAGAAATGTGGTTTTCCTTGTCTCGGATT